AATATATAGAATGGTATCTATATATTTATTTAAAATTTTGTGTACTATAGCCGCATAGTATACGAATGCCTAGAAATAGGTTTCAGTAACAGTTTTAATATGAACGTGGGATGTAATTTGATGCATTGAAATATATGCATTACGTTGCTCCCTCATAATTCATCATTTCTACTGCGAAATCATAACCCTTAACCAAAAAATACCATCACACATAACCTGGACGTGTGACTTCAAATCATCCAGCGTTTAGAGCCGCGATAACGCTCTGCCCCAAATGCTCAATGGACACTTTGTGATATAAAGTTTAATGCCTAGACCACATCACCCATTGAGCATTCTTTTCGAAATTTTCAGATTAGTTAGATTAACGTGAAATTCCTGACAATTTGATTAAACGCTGAAAGAAGAGACTTTCTTCCAAAATTTAAACAATAGAAAATCAATGAAAAACAAAATAAAAGTGGTATATCGGTACTCATGTATATTTCCGATAACACCAAAATCTTCTTTAGATAAGTGATTTGAGCGTGGTCATATATTCGTAAACTCTCGTTTCACTGTGACCCAGATGACAACCTCTATGATTATACGTTGTCACCTTAAAGTTCATTTAGCAATAGCTTATGAAATCTTTAGAACATTTTGTACCGTCCCAAGTAAAAGTCTAGGGAATAGCCATAGGCGGGCGATAAAATATCCTTCTTAAGAATCAGAATGAAAAACCTAAACAGATTACGCGAAAAATTGGGCTTTGCCCCTGTCGCTCCTTCTGTTAAAAGTGATCCTTTTGACTCTTGCATCCCTCATACTGCTGTGGAAGATCTTTCCAGGCAGGTTACTGAGCAAAACATTCTGTGCAATTCTGCACACATGGAGTATGTTCAAGGTTCAAACCTTGCTCCAAAGCATACCGCTGTACCAGGTCACACTCCTGTGCATGCTGGGTCCGTCTGCGAAGCTAAGCAGGCAGCTGGTAAACATTTTGTACAAGAAGTACGAAGTGGGACTCATAATAAGCACCGTCTTCGATCGAAGTTGAAAGATTCTCTTCGGAAATTTGATCGACACAAGAAAGAAGAGGTGCAATACCAATCCGCAATGGATTGGGTTATAGCCCAGAAGGGCTTATTGTTTGACATTATGATGTTTGCAACATCAACAATGTTAAACAAGAGTGTGAAAGGATCCATTCCTTTCGCGCTTTCTTTACTCTCCCATCATCTTCCATCCGAAGTGATAGATGAAGCACAGAACTTTTTACAAAGTTTATGTACTGATTATGTTTTTCAATCGGATGCTGATGTTGAGCCAGCTTCTGGTTTGGCTGATGCTACTCTTAATGAATGGTATCGCAAATACCAGAAATCGACTAATTGGCTAGGAATTAAGAAGTTGTATATTTATGTGACTTGCTTGATTCTTCACGGTCCTTCCAAATGCCGTGAGCGCGATATCAAACGCATGGCTGAGAGTAGTAATTTGGAATCGTTGGAAGCAACAGGTAATGTTGTAGTCAATATTCTCTCTTTGACTAAAAGTTTATTTACGAACTTTTTCCAATGTGTAGCCTCAGGTGATTGGTCTGATTTCTTTCATAGTGAAACCACTTATGATAGGTGGTTTAATGATAATCTTGAGGTAGAGAGACGCTTCGCAGAGTGCGTTATTCCCAATGACGCTCATAGTTTAATGGCTAAAACCGAATCTCTATTGAAGCAAGGGCGAGAAATGCTTTCTCGCCTCCGAGGTATTAAAGATTCACGCACAGAGATTCTTGCTGTGAATAATAGATATCTCAAAACCTATGAGCTTTATACAAAGTTTGTTGGTGGTGTTACAGCTACCCAGCTTCGTAGGACTCCATTCTGTTTGCAGATTTCAGGTAAATCGAAGATTGGTAAAACTTCTTTCTTGAAATTGAATGAAATTCAGTATGCCCATTTGTATGGGAAAGATAAGAATGTAGAGTCTTATGTTCGTCAAAGTGCTGATCGTTTTTGGGATGCTTATCAAGCAAACCAATGGTCAATCATTTTTGATGATGTGTGTGCTCACAACCCAGCTGTTGTTATGGGTGTGGATGAATTCCACAAAGATGTTTTACACATCATTAACAACGTCCCAAAAATGGCTGAATGCGCTGCTCTTGAGGACAAGGGAACAAAGCCGATTTTGTGTGATTTAGTCCAAGTTACCACAAATATACCAGATTTACATGCTGGTCATTATTTTTATGATACGGCTGCTTTGTTTAGACGTTTGCAATTTCGAGTTAAACTTGAATTGCGTGCAGAATACAAAGGGACTGACGGATTTATTGACCCTAGAAAAATTCCGTCTAATGATGCATTCCCTGATTTGTGGCACATTTCTGTGGAAAAGGCCGTTACCAAGCCTTATGGTCATGATGCTAATCGGGAACAGGGTTGCTGGGAAGAGATACCAGCGCTCAAAAGGTTGGATATGTGGAACTATTTACAATGGTTCAAACGTGCATCCCGAGAGCATGTTGAAGCTCAGAACAAGTTCCTATTGAATATGAGAACTTTGAAGGAAACTTTTATGTGTTCTGAGTGTAATCTCCCTCTGGCTAATCATCCGGAGAATGTGGCGTGTGTTCAATTACAATCTGATGCAGACATCGAACGAATGTTTGTAGAAGATCACGTTGATCGCCCTGCTGATCTGTATAATATACCAGAGGAGATTCCTGAAGAGGAATCGTTTTATCAAAGGTATTGTCCAACCTTTGATTTTAGTGAATATCCATCACGATTGATGTTGTTCATATTAGGACAAATGAATAAACTTCTGAATAAGAAGGGCATTCAAAATTCCCAGACTGCGATAGCTATCTATCATGTCATCAGTTTTATTAAAGATTACTGGGTCATGAGGATGGTTTTACATACAGTTTATTCGATGTCGTGGTATATTGGTATTCCGCTAGCTCTTTGCTTGTGGTTTGCCACACATCCCAGTTGGTTTTTACAACAAATTGGGATGATGCCTCAAGGTATTGTTTTAGAAAATGTTACCACAGCAGTGCAGTTGTATTGTGCCATGAGATTAGCTGATACTGCTGAGGTTGTCCGTCTAGCTGGACGAAAAGTTTTTCAAGCTTTGGGAGGAACATCACAAATTCTTCTTATTATTGGAATCCTTACTACGGGTTTAGCGACTCTTTACGCTCTTCTGCGTACCTTCATCCCTTCAGATGTTGGTCAACCAGAGACTCGTTATGTTCAGCAAGGTGACAGAATTTCCAGTTTGGTTCATGGTAGAGAACCCGAGAACGTGTGGCGAATGCACGATTATCGCTGCAACGTTATTGATGTTCCCTGTCCCAGTAGTTCCTTGAAAGGATCTAGTGAGATAGACATCGTTAGTTATTTCCATCGTTATTTGGTTCGTGTTTCCATTCGGTGGCAAACTGACGACCCAGCAATATTGCGTGTTGCTGGAGGTACTGGCATTTTTCTTGGTGGTCAAAAGATCCTTTTACCAAGCCATTTCTTTGATAGAGAAAAAGGTTTGGTTGAGATTTTTTCTGTGACCGTGTTTTATGCAACAAGACAAAATGTTATACGGCAAGCTACTTGCCAAGCTGATTCGTATTCTTTGGAAGCGTTTGATGGTGATATGTCAATTTTGACATTTCCCGCTATTTCCGCTCAGCGAGCTATTGATACAACTATTCCTTCGGAGCAGATGTTGAAGTTTGTTGGCCCTGGTTTGCGAATTGGCCGTGACAAAGCTGGTACTCTTGTGGTTGATCGCTTGAAATGCATTAAAAGTGCTGTTTTTAAGCAGGAACCACATTGGATCGCCGGTGAAGGCCCAGATGCCATCACCAAAAAGGGTGATTGTGGAGCTATCTTACTCGCATTAACCCCAAGTGGTCCAGTTTTGGTTGGAGTTCACTTGTGGCTTTGTATTGGTACTAATAATGCCAGTATGAGCTATAATTTATGTGGAAAGAAATTTGGAAAAATTATTTCTGCTCAATCTCCCAAGCTTGATAATCTTGGGAAGGTTGGTGAATTGCAAGCATTACACCCGAAAAGTCCGATTCAGTTTTTGGATGATTTAGGTGGTATGCAGGTGTTCGGATCCTTTTCTGGATTTCGAACATCTGTTAAATCACGAGTACAAGAAACTATTGGAGCTTCTTATTTGAAGTTAAATTATGGTTTTCAACATACTCATGGTCCTCCCGTGATGGCTGGTAGAGAAGTGAAATATCTTCATCTCCAGAGTTTTAAGAGGATTAATGCCAGCGTACCGGAATATCAAGCCGAGCTGGCTTGCGCCGTTTTACTACAGCATGTATTGGAACATAGTGATGAGTGGCAAGCTTATCAAATATCCCAACGTGATGCAGTGAACGGCGTTCCAGGTGTGCGATTTATTGATCGCATACCCATTTCTACTTCTTGTGGTTTTCCATATAAAACTCCTAAGTACAATAAAATTCATCCAGTGGTGGATGATGATTGGACAAGTGAGTTGGAAGTAGATGAAGATATCCAAGCCGATATCGATTTCATTATGTATCGATGGTCGAGGGGTGAACGGGCTATGCCCGTTTTTACCGCAGCTCTGAAAGATGAGCCTCGGAAATTTTCAAAAATTGAGAGTAAGAGCACTCGTATCTTTTATGGTGGCCCAGCTGGTTTGATCATTGCTGAGAGAATGATATTCACCTGGTTCACCAGATTGGTACAGACGCACCCACTTGTATTCATGCAAGCACCGGGCATGGATGCTACAGGATCGCAATGGAATCTTCTGCTCCATTGGATGAAGAGAAGCGATCAGTGGATTGCTGGTGATATGAAGGAATTTGATATATCTATGATTATTCAGTTCCTTCGTATGGCCTACAAGTTTATTATCTTGTTGGCCAAACATCTGGAAGCGGATGCTAGTCATGTGCAACAGATGGAGGCTGCTGCTGAGGATTTGATTAATCCTATGGTTGATTATTTCGGTGATTTGATCATGGGAACTGGAAAGAATCCCTCAGGACATGCTCTCACGGTCATTATTAATGGCCTTGTAAATGCTTTCTATATGATATGGTGTTTTCTTACGCTACATCCGAAGGCCGACATTCAAAATAGATACTACACCTTAGGATTAGGTGAAGAATTTTTTCAAGATGTTCGCGCCATGTTTTATGGTGACGATAATTTTATGAATGTCGTAGAATCGAACAAGTGGTTTAACCACACAGCAATTTCAGAGTTGCTGCGTTCTGTGCGTGTTACTTACACGATGGCTGATAAAGATCGTGAAAGTGTTCCGTTTATACCTCTTAGTGAAGTTTCTTTTCTGAAACGAAGCTTCAGGTTTGAGGAAGCTGTGAATGGATATGTGGCTCCTCTTGAGCTAGCATCTGTTCACAAAGCCCTGATGCTTACTATACCTTCCAAGATGGTGTCGTTGGAAAAAGCTTATGCAGATTGCATTGTTAGTCAGAATGACACTATGTGGCATCATGGGCGTGATGAGTTTGAAAGATTTCAACTACTTCTTTTTGACTTAATTCAAGCTTTAGAATTGGAGTCGTATTTTGTGCGTCCTTTATTGAGCTTTGATGAGTTGACTAACCGTTGGCTGAAAACTTTGGATTCTCCTGAAAATCGGGCCTGGTTCCATCATGATAATGTGGAGTATCAGAGTGATGCAACAATTGAACATGTTTCAACTGAGTCGCAACACGAATGTCCACGTTGTGGACGTTGTCCGTATGAAGAAGATCCGAACATTACTTTCGAACCCTGTCAAATGTGTGGAGGTTGTACATTTGATGATCCCTGGTGTAGTGTATGCCAGGAAGATGGGTATTGTTCATGTGGTGAGCTTTATGATTTTACTGTTATGGTGAATCGTAGTACACTATCAGTAACGATACTCATTGCCTGTGGTGAGTGTGATTATTTCCGATTAAAGAAAGTTCCACTCACGAAGGTTTTAGCCTTAGCTCATGGTATACCATGGTCTGAGGTTCAGTCGGTGTAAACCGACGTTAGGCTGTTGGAAGATGTCTTAACCAAATTTCCAATTTTTCAGTAGTTACTGGGTCAATTTGATTGGTTCTCAAATGATCAGCATGGACTGAAATCTTAATCTTGCTCGGGCGCTCCCCGAAATCTGTATTTACAGAAGACTAGCTAGAGGTCAAATAACCAATAGAGATTCATGTCATGGGTTTGACATGTTTTGGTAACAATTAACCCGCTTCGTTAGATTTAGCACAAGGGAACCCCACCGAATCCCTTTTAAATAATAGGGGTGGAAACCGAATCTCCAACACCGATTTTGACTCGGGTAGGAGTGAACAAGCGCTAAGTGGTAAATCCACTGACACGCTTGCTTCGAACCAGAATGAGCCTCAAGTGAAAGTGACAGCTCTTGCTGAACCAGCAGCAAATGTCGTTTCTACATTTCAAACTACGGAGTTTGTTGAGGAAGATCCTGGAGAACTGCTTAACTTTCCTGATGCAGGGACGAAAGGAATTTATCAACCGATTACACCATCGATTGATTTACAAAATTTTTTAAAACGTCCTGTCAGATTGACAACTTTTTCATGGACTTCGAGTTGGTCAAACCAAACGAATACCGTGTGGAACACGTTTCTGACAAACACTGCTATTAGTAATAAGCTTCAAAATTTCGCTTATATTCGCGGAAAGTTGAAGTTGAAAGTTGTTGTGAATGGGTCTCCATTTCATTATGGAGCTCTTCGAATGGTGTATTATCCACTTGTTGGTTATGCACCGGGCTTCATTGGTAGTGGAGCGACCAATGGGAGCAAATCGATTCCTTATTCACAACATCCTGGTTTTTATATCTACCCACAGACTTCCACTGGGGGTGAGATGGAGTGTCCTTTCTTCTATTTCCGAGATTATTTGCCGTTGAAATCAACAGTGAACACTTTGGGGATGGGGAGAGTCGACTTTGTGGAGTTCGTGCCACTGAGAAGCGCTAATGGTACTTTTTCCAATGGTGTTACGGTCTCCTTGTATGGTTGGATGGAAGATGTTGAACTTGCTGGTTTTACCAGTCAAGCGATTCTCCAATCAGACTCATATGACGAGGCTGCTGGTCCAGTTTCGAAACCAGCATCAATCGTCGCAGATTGGGCTTCTTATCTCGAGAAGGTCCCAATTATAGGCAGATTTGCCACAGCAACTCGATTGGGTTCATCAGCCATTTCTAAAATAGCAATGTTGTTTGGATGGTCTAATGTACCTATCGTTTCTGCTGTTATGCCTTTTAAGAATCTGCCGTTCCATGATTTAGCCTCAGCTGAAATCTCTCAACCTGTATCCAAGTTCACCCTGGATCCAAAGGCTGAAGTGTCAGTGTCACCTTATATGGTTGGCTTAGAAGGTCACGATGAACTTGCTATATCCAGCATTATTCAGCGTGAATCTTATCTGACGCAATTTACATGGAATACAACAGATCCTGCTGATACATTTTTTATGTCATGTTTGGTTAACCCCTTAATGTATGATAGGGGAACAGCAGCAGCAAATGGAACTTATGGGATTCAGATGACACCAATGTGTATGGTCGCGAGACTATTCCGCTATTGGCGTGGGGATCTTATTTACACTTTTCGAATTATATCCTCAAAGTTCCATCGTGGTCGGCTTCGGTTCCATTGGGAACCGTATTCAACCCCATCAACATCTACAGATACTTCGCATTTGAACATGACAAAGATTGTTGATATTGAGTCGACCACTGATGTGGAATTTCGTATTCCATATCTACAACCTGTCCCCTGGTGTGAGCATGCACACCAAGGAGACATTTATACAACGAATCGTTACTCAACATCTAGCGTTAGAGTACCATCGACTGATGACGACAATGGATGTTTCGTTGTGCGGTGCCTAAATTCCCTTTCAGCACCTGTCGATACCGCACCTGTTACAGTTATGGTTTTCGTCAGAGCTGCTGAAAATGTTCAGTTTGCAAATCCTGTTGATATTATCAATAGATTTAGCTATATTGAACCTCAAGGTGATGATGGCATTGAATATGTGACGCAAGTGGACAAGGGCACTTATATGAAAAATTGGGGTGAACCAATTTTATCACTGCGGAAATTACTCCGCAGATCGTCTTTGGTGGACATTAAACCCTTGTTATTGACATCGGATGCCACAGCTTATATTCAAGAAGCTAGGTATCCAATGACTAAATATCCACCTCACCCGGGTTATTCAACCTCATCTTATGAGGTTTCCCGGTCAGTGAATGATGCTTCACTGAAACCCTTTAATTATACGAATATGACCCACTTCTCGTGGATCATTCCGTGTTTCCTTGGACTCCGAGGGAGTATGCGTTGGCACTTTAACATCATCAGTCATCTAGACCATGGTCCAGATTCTGTTGCTGTTGTGCGAACGCCAGGGGTTGTAACAGCTGCACCTAGTACAGTGTCAGTTGTAGTATCAACGTCAAATACCCGAACTAAGTACCTCTGTGATACATTTAATAACATTGGTACTTTCGGGGGGGCTGGTATGGCTCTCACTAATTATGAGACTCAAACCGGTCTTTCGGTGGAAATGCCGTACATGATTCCATATAAATTCTATTTGAATAACTATTACACACTGGGTGTCGGTAGTTCGAATGATAAGTCGAATGCTGACACCTATATGGTGATTGTTCGAACGAACGATAACAATGCGAATCAAGATATGGCAATGGAGCGATATTCCTCAATTGGAACAGATTTTAATGCTCACTATTTCCTTGCCGTTCCAACATTGTACTATAATCCTTTGGCTGGCGCATATGCCACCTAAGGACAAAAATCCAAAAAGTAAAAACTAGAAATGGGTGTTTGAGTGAATTAACACTGTTTCCCAAAAATAGGTTTAGACGCCTTTGGATAGCCATGATTGAGTGGGCCTGTGCCACTCAATTGGCTTGTAAATTTCTGAAAAGAATAGACGAAAGTCTGCTTGCAAGCCAATGGCTTGCAGGGTTTTTAGAAGGTTTATTTCCC